TTTCAGGGGCTCTAAAGTTACTTTCGATCCATTCTGTTTTATTCCAAATGTAATACTTACCAGTATCTTCTGTAAACCAAACATCGTTATCGTAAGTACGTTCCTCTAAATCACCGGGAAGTGTTACAAAAGTTGATACAGAGTTTACACGTTTTTGATCATTGACTTTGCCGCCAAATGTCCGATCAATTCCTACGATCGTATCACAAACGTTTGTTGCACGATAAAAAGACTCAAGGTCAATTTCGCTTTCATCTAAACTTGCGCCAAACTTTTCGTTTAAAAGATAATCTAAAAGGCAAAGCGCAGGGTTATTAGAAAAGAAATAAGTAGTAGAAAGCGAAAAAACTCCGTTATTGTTAATTACGTGCCGAACTTTGCGACCTTTAATTAAAAACTCTACAGTTGGAAAACCATTGTACTGGGGTTCTTCGCGATTTAATACAAAGGTGGCTGAAGCGTGAGCCAACCCTGTAAAGGCGTCTCTAGAGGAATCCTGTTTAGGTGATGCAACTTGAGCAGTAGCAGCGTTTGCTTGGTCTACTATACCACCGGTATTATAAGTACGAATTCTATGTTTAAACTTAGCCTTACCATCGTTATAGTCAAGGCCATCTACTTTAGCCCACTGTACTCCTTCAATACCATCTAAACAAAGTGCGTAGTTAATATTTAGAATATTATTTTTAGTACCAGTGTAATTGCCGGATCCTAAATTTGATGAAAAGGTTTTATCAACAACGGTTTCTTCACTACCTACATATCTAGAACTTGTAAATTTTCTAGACTCTACTCCTCCGAGGATCGCATTACCATAGCATATAGGCAAAGATGAGACTTCTCCCCGCTTGGTAAGCCGCATCCCCCGAGCAGCATCCTGAGCTTCTGCGGCCTTTTTTGCAGAAGCTTCTTGTTGACGTTTAAGCTTTTTTTGTTTTGAAATTTGGCTAGCGACTGAAGCAACAGTAATAACTGCTTGAACTATGAATCCAATACCCATTATGCTTTACCCCACTTTAATGTAATTTCTTCTCCATCGAAAATAGTGTCGAAAGAAGTATCTTCTAAGCTATATTGATCCATGTCATCTTTAGAGGTATATCGAACGTTTACTGAATCAAGGTCAGCCATAGGTGATGTCCCTTCAATAATCGCGACCTTTGTATCCCAATCATTACTGCTAAAGGGCTTATCTACATAGCCTCTATAAATAAATACAACGTCATCTTCATTAAGCAAAGGCTCATTGTTTTCATCAAGAAACCCTACTTGTACAGTAATATCTTTACCGATAACCCCTGCACGAAACTCATTAAGCATTTCATCATTAATATCTGCGATAACAACTTTATAAGCTTCGCGGTCTAATACTGTAGAGAACTGTGGTGAGTCAACTTCAAACAAACCCCCGTCTGCTAAGAAAATATTACCGCTACCTATTGGAAATTCAACATCATAGGGGAGACTTGTAAGATAGTAAGTTTTAAAGTTAAATTTTAGAGTAATCAGAAAAAAGTAACTAAGATTTCCTGCGTCGATTAAAGAAGCTACGCTAGATGAAAAACTACGCATTATATAGCCTCCACTAGAGTTATTGTGCCGGGATCAGAGAGTACACCATCTGTAAAAGTAATGTTAGTTGCTTGATCAATTACACGGTAGTGTGTAAAAATAACACCATCACCATGAACGACTGTTTCCGAAAGTGTTACAGCCTTTCTTAAAGATGGGTAAATTGAAATTAAAACAGGGAGTGTTCCAGTCAAATCAACATCTTCTTGAACCATATAAAGCTTATCAAGATTTGAAAGTTTTATAAAAGATCCTTTTGGTAGAATTCCTGTAGCTAAGCTTGGGTCTACTGTTACTGAAGTAACGTTAGCTAAGTCCGCACTAGAAATTGTTAATGGCCCCGAAACAGTGTAGCGATTTGCTACGTCTGGTAACTGAGGCATAATCATGGTATCAGCGTTACTATTGCTATTAATTAAGTTAAGTAGCATTGAAGGCGCATCAGAAGTTTCTAGAACAACGTTAAAAGTTAATTCCCAGCGCTGATGTCCTTGAGAAGCACGTTGTGTTTTCAAAGAAATCGTTGTCATATCAAATACAGGCTCGTTAGAAGCAACTGTAAAAGGTGTAATAATTTTGTTATTTTTATAGTAGTAAGCAGCCATGATTAACTCCTGATCGGTCTTGCTAAAAGTAGTAGGTTTCTCTCTAAGAACATTGCTTGGCGGTAACTATACACACCACTGTTATCTTCTCTAGTCGAGACCCAGGATTTTCCATTATGTATCATAGCGCCTGTTTCAAAAGCAATATCACCTAGTAAAGGTTTTTTATTAAGAATAACTTCATAGTTACATAGCTTAGCAAATTCTTCTAGGCTTTTATTAGAGCGTTTTAACTTAACAACAAACTCTTTAGACGAGTTCCATGAAAAATCAATATAGCTTTTTGCTTTGTTTTCATTACCTCTTAGAGCAAGGTCATACTCAATGAAGAGGGCAAAACAATCGTTATAGCCTCTTTTATAATTCTCTACCAGAGTAGTTCTTTTGTTAATCTCTAAGGTTGCTTTTTCAAGCGCCTCTTTGATTTCCTCCGGTAAGTAGTAACGGTTATTTAGCCGCATAGTTCACTCCTCTCAGAGTGAAGCCAGAGAACACCCGCTAAGCTTTTTCTATAGTCAGCCCATAGGTTAGCTTAGCTGGCACTCTCTGTGTCACTCTGTTATAACTTTTCTTTGATAAACATCTTTACTAAGTCCGCTACAATATCCGAGCGCACAATATCATTTACTTTAAACTCAATAACAGGAACATTTAAGTCATGCTTCTGACAAAGACTTGAAAATTGCATAAGATCTCGTCCGTCACGGACGTCAGACTGAGCAGGGTCCCCCATAAGAATGAGTTTAGTATTTTCACCAATACGCGTGGTAATAGCTTTAAGTTCATCCATACAAAGGTTTTGAGCTTCATCAACTAATACTAAGGCGTTTTCATAAGAACGACCCCTAATTGTTTCAATTGGTTGAATCTCAATTTGACCTTTGCTTAACATGTACTCGTACTTACCTGCACCAAAGGCTTTCTTTAAAACTTCTAGCATAGGCATTAGCCAAGGCGTCATCTTTTCTTGAACACTTCCGGGGAAGTGACCTAGAGATTTACCTGTTGGAACGTTAGCGCGAGTTAAAACAATTTTCTCGTAGCCATTTTTTCTATTGGAGAAAAGCTTTGCTACAGTGCCAGCACTACAGTAAGTTTTCCCCGTACCAGCACAACCAATTGTAATTGTAACTGGGCAAGAGTTAATTGAATAAATTAAAAGCTTTTGCTTCTCGTTTTTAGGGAGAACATGAAATCTATATAGACTAACAATTTCTGCATCACGTTCTTTATTCTTTTTTTCATATCGAGATTTGCGTTTTGACATAAATAACTCTTTGTTTTATTGATGTTTTTTTTTAGTTAGTTGTTATGAGAAGTCTACGTTGGTTTACTAGGCCAAACGATGTGCTTATCAACATAAGCCAAAAGAGCGGCGACGCCTTCTTCGGTATCGCGAAGATGCGCTAGGGTCTCGTAGTCTACGCCAGAGGCTACGAACTCACGCAGGTCCACGCCTGCCAGCTTTAAGCATCGACGGACGCAATTAACGTCGTACTGTGCGATGCCATGCTGTCTCAAAGTTGCTGGTGTGATCTTCAAAAGAAAGCCCTCACTGCATTACGGGCGTCAACCCAATCTTGTTGTGTCTTCTCGCCTGCCTGCCACTCGAAGAACACGCCGTCAGAGTTATTCTGGTAAGCACGGCGCTTTGCGGTTTCAAGAGCGTCGGTCTCGTCCACGGCTCGTGCTGTGAGTTCGGCTTCGGTCAAAGGGCGGACCCCGCGACGATGCACCCACTGCCCGCCAGGAAGCTGGACCAGTTCGCGTTCGGTCAAAGCCTGCGTCGCTTGGTCTACTGTCGGTGATGGCTCGACCTCTACGTCGAACATTTCATAGTCGGCCAGCATTTCTGCTGGTGGCTTTTCGGGGAACGACACGGACGGGTTGTCTGACCGTAGCTTGGCTAGGGTGTACGGCTCTGTCGAGCCATTGGTGACTTTGATGTGTTTCATTGGTGGTTCTCCTTATGGGGCTTCTACTACTTGGAATTGGGTTAGGTATCTTCTCCCCGTCGCGATCAAAAGCGTAAACCCATCATCGGACCAAATCAGACTGCTCGACTGTGAGATCGATGAGCCGCCGCCTGCCGTAACTAAGGCCCCAATATTGACGCTGATCCCATCATAGGTTTTTGTGCTTATGTCGAAAGGCGTTGACAGGGTGTAAGATTGCACCCGAAAGCTGTCCTTCTCCAGCAAAAATAGCGTTTCTCCGTCTGGTGTTAGGGCTATGCCCGACAAGTTCCCGTCTATGGGGAAAGACCCACGCGCAAAGGTGCGGTAATATTGGACCGTAGCCCCAGTAAGGGACCAGTCGGTAGACAAGAGTATCTGTGCCACGTTCCAATCGTTCGCCTGCCCGTCAAAGACAAACACCTTTTTTGCCGCAACATCGTAATGCAGACCGGCTAGTGACTTGATATAACCAGTACCGCCAAAAAGCGTGCGGACTGTAGCGATACTCTCGGTCGTGATGTCAAAAGCGGACGACAGATCGTATTGGTTCACGCGGTTGTCATCTATGGTGTTCTCGTTAATCCCGCCCATTATCTTGAGGCCATCACTTCTAATCAAACCACCCTCGATGTTTTCCGACGTAGGGAATACTTGGGGGCCGCTCTCGATAGTCATACTTGACGCGTCCCAAGGCCCAGCAAGTGCGTACACACGCACGTCCTGCGAGCCGCCTTTGTTGTTAGTCGTCCCGAAGACGTAGTTTCCATCCTCTGACGCGCCAAGGTCAACTAGACCATTAGTAACACCAGTTATTGTTTCCGTGTCAAACTCTCTGACCCACTCTAGGTTCTCAATGTCGTAGGGAACGCGGTTATCACCCCCAGACGCTGCCCCTAACCCCTTTTGTCTAGTTGCCATATTAACCACCATCCCCTGTGCGCCGACCGTATAGTGTCGAACCGACTTTCTGGACAAGCACAGGCGTCACAGTCGTAGCCCCTAGCGTTGGCGCTGTCGCGCCGTCTGTTAGCCATGTGATCGTTGGCCATGTGATTGTGTACGCAGTCCCGTCTTGAATAAGCAACTCGACAAACTCACCATCAGTAAGGCTATCTGTGGGGCTAGAGTTTCCTGTTAGCGTCCACTCTTGAACTGTACCGTTTGCAGGATCAATCGCAGGCGTTGTACCTGCGGGCATCGTACCTGTTTGCTCCTCAATAGAGCCAGTAAAGACTGGGTTGCTTGAAGATGCCTTAGTGTTCGGTGTTACTTTAGAAGATAAAACTGCCATGTTAAGTTGCCTCCGGCTCAGCTGGCCAAGTTATAGTTTCAGGGAAGCCTACTTGATCTGTGATGTCACGTAGAGCTTGACGGTAGGTAGCCCAAGCAGTTTGGTCAACGGGTGCATCTGCTACTTGTGTCCAGTCGGACGCTGTTAGCAAAGTGTTGCGCTTGTCACGGGCTTGGGTTGCAAGTTCTATGGCAACCTGTGCCGCAGTTGACAGGGCGTCAATTTCTGGCTGTGTTAGGGCCAACCTAACGCCGTCTTTTAGTTTTGTGTAAGTCATACCTTGCTGATCCCATACATTGTTATGGTGCCCACTTCCATAGTTCCAGTTAAACAATCGAACTGGACCTCGATTGTTGCGTTTAGGTTTGTCCGATTACCTGCTACGGTAAACGAGCTGGCGTTTCCGGTGTTGTTTTCATATTGGGTTAGGCCAACGAATCCGGTAGGAACGTCGGTTCTGTGGGGGCTAGTCATAACAGTAAACCCGCTCACCCCATACTCCCCAGTCGCGGACCCTATCGCGGCCCCCAAGCGCACTTCACTAGTAGTCCCCGTAGTTAAATATTCCGTTGTGGCAAAACTGCCCGCGCCGTCCTCTTTTATTCGCATGCGTAAAACCCCGCCGTCTGAGGTTGGAATTACACCACTGTAAATAAACAAGTAGTGGTCATAAAGACTGCTATCCAAAGCTGTGAACTCAATAGTGGTGTCTCCCGCAGCTACGGCCTGTGTGATGGGAACTAAACCGCCACCAGCCAAAGCCGCGATAGACTGCCCCAACCGCTGCCCAGACACCTGCCCGAATACCGTTGAAGTGTCGTCTTCGACTTGGGCTTGGGTTAGTTCTACTTGCGGAACTCCAGCTCCCAGCTGAGTATAAATCTGCCAAGTCAAACCATCATAGGTAAACTGAACAGCAACACCGCCGATGTCCATTGTTAAGTTTTCAGCATCACCCTCAATAGTAGAACCATTCCGAGCAACTGTAAGGTTATTCGTAGACCAGTCAGCACCATCAGTAATAACAACAGTGTCTCCTGTTGCTGGAAGCGCAGGTAGAGTTACTGTAAAAGTACCACCAGAAGTATCCGCAATAATACCTTGGTTAGCAGCTGCAGTTACGTTAGCAGTATGCCGTGTGTAAGCGATACCACTACTAATGTTGTCTTCAATAGTAGAAATAGTTGTAGCATCAAGTGCTGTAATGTTATTTAACCCACGGGTGTTATCAACCACCGTGATGTTACTTACTTTAATCGCCATTATCGTCTCCTTTATAGACTAAGCTTTTATTCTTAACTACGATTATGTAATTGTAGCATTAGTTTCGACATTTCCTACAACTTGTAAGTTGCCAGAAGCATCTAGTTTCATTTTGTTTACACCACCCTGTTTAAAGTACAAGTCACCATTTGTTTCAATAATATCCCAGTTATCAAATTTAACTGAAATACCAAGCTCAACAATAGTATCGTTATTATCTTTAGTGTAAATTTTTTTATCTGTTAAATTTATAGCAATTTCACCTTGAACAAGATCTGTTGACAAGGGTACTTTAGAAGCCACCGAAGACTTCTTTGGAATAATTCTAGTTGCCATTGGGCTTATTTTCCTATGTGTGAGGAGGGAGTGACTATAGAGCCACCCCCTTGTTCTTTAACGTCAGGTATCAAAAAGTACCACCGTCAATAACAACGTCAGCCAAGGTTTCATTACCTAAAGACCAAACATCGCTAGTTTCGTCCCAAACAAAAGAAACGTTAGCAGAGGTACCGCGTTCAATCTCGATACCGCCATTTTGAGTTGGTGCTGCTGTTTCATCAGAATTAAGAAGAATAATTGCATCACCAATGTTAACTTCATTTGAGTTAACCGAAGTAGTAGTACCTTTAACGGTTAGGTTGCCATCAATTACAGCATTACCACCTACGCTAAGGTTTTCTTGAATACCAACACCACCAGTAACTTTTAAAGCCCCTGTAGTGTCAGAGGTAGATGTAGTAGCATTAGTGATAGTAACTGCAGCACCTGTGCTTGCTCCACGAGAAGTAACTGTAGCAAGAGTGTCACTTTCAGTAGTTAGATAAGCGCCTGCTGGCTGAATACCTGCTTCTGCGAGAGTATTGTTAATCCACGCGCTACCGTTCCATTTAAGAATTTCACCTGAAGTATTGCTCGTTACAGTCACGTTAGAAAGAGTTTCTAAATTGTCACCAGAAACATCTGTAATATAATTGCCAAGATCACTAATTTGTGATTCTGTAATACTTAGAGCAGCTTGATGCTGTGTAACGTTAGACTGAGCAATTCTAGCATCTGCAAAGGTACCACTTGTAATAGCACTAGCAGCATGAGTGTGAGATGCCGCTGCAACTCCTGCTTCGGCAAGTGTATTGTTTACCCAAGCGGTTCCGTTCCATTTCAGCAATTCGCCACTAGCGATTGTAGTAATAGTTACATCGGATATTGATGAAAGATTCTCTCCAGTAATATCTGTTAAATAAGACTGCAAATCACTAATTTGTGATTCTGTAATACTCAAGGCAGCTTGGTACTGCGTTACGTTTGTTTGAGCAATTCTAGCATCTGCAAAGGTGCCTGAAGTAATGTCGTTAGTAGAATGAATATGAGAGGCGGCTGCAATTCCTGCTTCTGCGAGAGTATTGTTAACCCACGTGGTGCCGCTCCACTTGAGAACTTCCCCAGCAGAGATATTTGTAATAATTACATCTGATAAATCACCAATCGGTTCTCCGGTGATATCTGTAAGGTATGTTTGAAGATCACTAATCTGAGACTCTGTAATGCTTAGAGCTGCCTGATGCTGCGTTACATTGCTTTGAGCAATACGTGCGTCGGCAAAAGTTCCAGAAGTAATATCTGATGCAGCATGAGTATGGCCAACTAGCGAATAACTGCCAGCTGGTTGGATCCCCGCTTCTGCAAGAGTATTGTTGATCCACTTAGAACCATCGTATTTTAAAACTTCACCAGAAGCAACACTTGTAATAGTAGTATCTTCTAGCGCTGCAATTGTTTGATACCCTGCAGAAGCAAAGGAAGTACCATTATAAGCTTTAAGAAGATCATTGGTGGTATCATACCACAAGTCACCTTTTGCGGCATTTGCAGGAGCTGTTGCACCTACGTATGCTGAATCTAGTCGAACAATAGCGTTACTATTGTCTTTTGTATAAATTTTACGGTCGGCAAGGTTAACTGCTAATTCACCTTGATCCAGATCCGCAGCAAGAGGAATCCCCCCTGAAGTACTGCTTTTCTTAATAAGAATTTTGGTTGCCATTAGAAGCTACCTCCTAGAATTATTGTATTTTGGTTTTGTAAAGTGTTAGTAGCTTCATACTTAGAAGAATTACTACTATACACTAACAAAGAACCATCTGTTTTATTTGTATTATCAATATCACCTAAGTCGCTTGTTGTAGCAAAAGTGTGAGGTTTATTTTCCCATTGTTCAGTTGCGCTATTATAAACTAATACTTGATTATTT